TCGTGCCGCTGGACCGCCCGCTGTCCCAGGTGGACCCGGCGGTGCGCGCACTGTCCGCCATCGCCCAGGGCAAGGCGTTCCCGACCCAGCAGCAGCCCACTGGCAAGATCGTGAACATCGGCGGGCTGACGGTCGTCACGCCGACGGAGGACCCGAAGGCAGTGGCGAGCGAGGTCGTCAACAAGTTGGTCGGCGCGGCGTACATCTGAGTTTCAGAATCTGAAAGAGGACGAGGATGGCCTGGGACGGGTGGTACGAGTTCGGTGGCACGGAGATCATCAACGTGGACCGGACCGAGGCGTACGCCAAGCACGCCAACATGGGCTGGTTCAAGCCGGTCCACGAGAACGGCTCGCTGGCCGCGCTGCTCGGCGAACCCGAGTACGCCTCCCCGTTGCAGGACGACGCACCGTGGACCGACCCGGACGCCCCCGAGTCCTACCGGTTCTACGGCGCCTACCCGTTGGAGATCACCGGGGTCGAGGACTCCACCTGGACGGCCCCCGTCACCGAGTCCACCGGTGACGGTGGTGTCGTCGGTCGTGCCCGCCGGGCGACCCGGACGATGGTGTTCTCCCTGGCACTGCTCGGCGCCGACGAGTGCGCTGTGGACTACGGGTTCCGCTGGCTGAAGAACGTGATGGTCGCCGGACCCTGCGGTGACGACACCCAAGCCTGCAACACGGGCAGCAACCTGTGCTTCCTGGCCTGCCCACCGGCACTGGACTGGAACGTCCCCGCACCCCCGCCGCCCGCTCCGCCGGTGCTCACCATCAAGCGCACCAACAAGATCACCAACCCGTCGTTCGAGACCGGCATCAATGGCTGGTCGGCGATCGGCTCGGGCGGTGCCGTGGCGACCACGACGTCGGCTGCTCTGCGGGGCAAGCAGTGTATGCAGGTCTACCAGGCCGACGTCACCGGGGCCGGGATGAACCTGACCACTCCCGTGGACGCCGTGCCCAACGACGTCTGGACGGGCTCCCTGTCGATCCGCCTGGTCACCGGTGAGCCCACCAACACGGTGAACGTCCGGCTGCGTGCCCAGCCCGGCAACGTGGTCGTCACCAACCAGGTCGTCACCCTCACGTCGGCGTGGCAGCGGATCGCCGTCACCGGCACCATGCCGTCCGGGACCACCGGCGTGGATGTGGCCGTGGCCCGCAGCATCGCCGGGGTTCACCGCTACTGGGTGGACGCGGTGATGTTGGAGCAGGGCGCGGCGATCGGTGCCTACTTCGACGGCGACACCCCGGACGGCCCGGACGGCAAGTACGACTGGACTGGCCCGCGCGGGGCCAGTGAGTCCGTCCTGTCCACCGTTGCTGCGGCGAGCGTGCCGGAGCAGTCCAGCCTGGACGACTGCTGGGACAAACTGCTGTGGTCACTGCACTCCGCCACCACGACCGTCGGTCCGCTGGTCACCGGCAAGCGGACGATGGGGAACGGTGGCTGTGCGTGGACCGTCACCGTCACCGTCACAGCGGGCAACCCTGTCCTGTTCAGCGACGAACGCCCACTGATCGTCGGGTTCGGTGACCCGAAGGTGCAGGTCCCGTACGTCGGTGGGGTCGTCCCGCCCGGCGGTTCGTTCGACGCGGACGGGTTCGTCCAGACCGAGGTCAAGTGCCCCGTGCCGACCTACCAGCCGGTGATGGACCCGCTGTGTCCCCTGGTCATCCCACCCCCAGCGGTGCCTGCGATCCCGCTGTCCTGCTTCACGTTCCCGGTGAACTACACCCGTCGCCAGTTCGTCATCCCCCCGGACAAGGTGCCGCTGTGGAGCAAGGTCGTGCCCTCGTTCGCGATCCACGCCAAGAAGGAGGTCCGCTCCCTGCGGCTGCGGTTCTATGCCGACCCCCAAGGTGACGGCTCGACCGTCGATGACCCGTGCGTCTTCTGCGGGGACATCGTGTTCTCCTACATCCCTGCCGGGGAGACGATGATCTTCGACGGCGCCGACCAGATCGTCTACGTGCAGTCCCCGACGAAGGGGAAGCGGCGCGCTGACTCGCTGGTCTTCGGGTCCGACGGCAAGCCGTTCGACTGGCCGGAACTGACCTGCGGGTTCGGCTACGTGGTCACCCTGGACCTGCCGCAGACCGCGACCCTGCCCGTGGTGGACATGAGCCTGTACGCCAAGGCGGTCTAGGTGGGCAGCAAGACCTTCAACTACACCGGTGGCTGGCAGTCGTGGACTGTCCCCGCCGGGGTGACGTCGATCACCGTCTACATGAACGGGGCCGGGTCCGGCCTCCGTCGGGGTGGTCGGGTTGAGGGCAAGTTGTCGGTGACCCCCGGCAAGAAGTTGTACCTGGTCTGCGGCGGGGCCGGGAAGGGTGGGTCATCTGGCGGGACCGGTGGCGGCGGGTCATTCGGCGGCGGCGGGACCGGTGGCGACGGTAAGTCCGGCGCCGGTGGCGACGGTGGTGGCGGGTTCTCCGAGATTCGCCGGGACTCCACATCCGGCACCATCGTTGCCGTCGCGGGCGGTGCGGGCGGCGACTCCGGGGATAACGGCGCCGGTGGCGCGGGTGGCGGCTCGACCGGTGCATCCGGTGGGCGGGGTACCTCCGGGTCCGGCTCCACCGGGGCGGCAACCGGTGGCACCCAGACCCAGGGCGGCAACGGCGGCACATCCTCCTCGGGCAGTGAGTTCAACGGACACAGCGCCCCGGACACGGCGGTCTCTACTGCTGGTGCTGGTGGCGAAGCGGACCACTACTCCTACGGCGGTGGCGGCGGCGGCGGCGGCTGGCGTTCCGGTGGTGGCGGTCAGGCCGCATCCAAGGGCTACGCACCCGGCGGCGGTGGCGGTGGTGGGTCCAACTACACGGGTGGGATGACCAGCACCAAGACCATCCAGTCCTACGCCACCGGCAACGGTGTGGTCTCACTCCTCTGGACGGACCCGGCACCGGCGAACCTGCCCCCGACCGTGCCGACCAGCGCACAGGTCAACGGGATCACCGCGTCCGCCGGGTTGCCGACCAAGGACTACGGCGACATCACCATCTCGGCGATCGTGAACGACCCGGACAGCGGCGACACGGTGCGGATGCTGGTCCGGCTGTCCGTCAACGACTTCGCTACCTACGGCGACTACTACACCGGCTACGTCGCCCGTGGCGCGCGGGCCAGTGTGGTCATCCATAACCACGGCCAGAACCTGCACTACAAGGCCCGGCTGTACTCCCAGGACAACCACAACCTGTTCTCGACCACCTACAACTCCATCGACTACTTCACCAACCGGTCCCCGCTGGCCCCGCAACTGCTGCAACCAGCCGAGAACGTCTCCATCCCGTCGATCAACTCGACGGTGTTCACCTGGGTGCATATCGACCCGGACCCCACCGACGCCCAGAAGGGCTTCGAGTTGCGGTACCGCACCGCCGCGTCGGCCAGCGTGGCGGCGGGTGCGTGGACGACGATCACCCAGACGAACAACCCGTACGCCACCTGGACGATCAACCCGAACACCTTCCGGGGCAACACGTTCTACGAGTGGACGGTCAGGACCTCCGACGTCACCGGTGGCCTGTACGGCGAGTGGGCGCAGGTCAACTCGTTCTTCGCGTCCAGCGTGTCCACCCCGCCGACCCTGGTCTCCCCGAGCAAGGACCAGGCACGGGACGTGCACGCAGCGATCCCGTTCGTCTGGCAGTTCGTGGACCCCGACCAGGGCGACTCCCAGAACCGGGCGGACATCCGCTACCGGGTGCTCGGCCAGGACGACACGGCCTGGGTGACGCTGCTGGGGGCAGCAGCCCCCGGAACGCCGGGGGCGAGCACCACGTGGACCCTCCCGCCTGACACGTTCGTTCCCGGCTACCAGTATGAGTGGCAGGTCCGCACCTACGACACCGTCGGCACCGGGGTAGCGTCCGGCTGGTCGGCGTCCGGCACGTTCTGGGGGATCGGCACGCCCGGTGAGTTGGCGCTGGGTCCACCGATCGCCGACTCCCCGTTCATCCAGGGCGCGCTGGGGTGCGGGGAGTACCGGGCGTTCATCTACGCCCAGGGCGGGATGCGCGTCATCGGGGAGATCACCCCGATGACGGACCTGAACTTCAAGCGGGTCCGGGACGACATCTCCAACTGTCTGATCCACTCCAACGGGTTCGGCCAGGACTGCTGTGCGCTGTACGCATCGCTGCGCTGCTGGATGCACGAGATCGTGGTCTTCCGGGACGGCGTGCGGGTCTGGGAAGGCCCGATCACCCGGATCGGCTACACCGTGGACTCGGTGGAGATCGAGGCGAAGGACGTCATGGGGTACCTGTACCGGCGGGTCATGCGCCAGGGGTACAACGACTCCTACCAGACGGTGCCCGGCTCGGAAGTGGACCCGAAGGAGCGGATCGTCCTGCCGGTGCTGAACGTGGTGGAACGCGCGGAGCGCATCATCATCAACGCCCTCGCGCCCTACGACCCGAACGTGCTGCCGTACCTGACGTCCATCAAGTTCGCCGACGACGCGAAGCAGTCCCGGGTGGTGCCGGACTTCAACCAGACCGCCTGGGAGCAGGTGGATGACCTGGCCGCGACCGCTGGACTGGACTACACGGTGATCGGGCGCCGGATCATCCTGTGGGACACCCACCGGCTGCTCGGCAAGTTGCCGGAGATGCGGGACGGGGACTTCTCCGACCCACCGGTGGTCACCGAGTACGGGATGCAGACCTGCAACTACATGGTGGTCACCAACAACTCCGGGGTGTACGCGGCAGCCCGCCCGGTCCACGAGACCACCCCGTTCCAGTCGTACGGTCCGATCGAGATGGTGGCCTCCGACTACGCCGGGTCCGATGCGGCCACCGACGACGTGCTCACCGCCGAGGCCCGCCAGGACCTCATCGACAACCTGACCGACCAGGCGAGACGGAACATTGACGACCGCTGGCCCACCCCGGTGATCGTCCGGGTGCCGGACAACAGCACACTGAACCCCGCCATCGCGGTCGGCTTCGACCAGTTGGTGCCCGGTGTCTGGATTCCGTTGCGCTCCACGGCGACCTGCCGGGAGGTCGTGCAGTGGCAGAAGTTGGACTCGGTCACCGTGAACGTGGACGCCGGTGGTGGCGAGAAGGTCCAGGTCGTCATGTCACCGGCGCCAAACGGTGGGGACCCGGACGCGGACGCAGCGGCGGAGGCTGACTGATGGGCGGACAGAGCAGCGGACGTCAACTGATCGACACCGACGACTGGATGCGCCGGATCGAGAAGCGGCTGATGCACGAGGAGCGCCGCCCGCAGATCAGGACGGCGTCGGACCTGATGGGTCCGGGTCTGGGGCCGAAGGCCGTCCAGTTGTTCGACTGGAACGACGACATCACTCTGTTCAACGGGTTCTTCTGGTCCGAGCCCGGTCCGGCCCAGCACTCCCCGGACAACACGAAGCACTGGATGGGCTACAACGTCGTCAACCTGAACGGCAACGGCTACCAGCGGGTCTACGAGTACCGGGACGCGCTGGACGTCAGCACGGTCGCCACCTGGGTGCGCCGGTTCCGCACCCCGCCGGGACTGTCCCGCATCTTCGAGTCGTGGGTGCAGGCCACTGGTAGTGGCGGTGGGGGCGGCGACACTCCCACGCGGCTACCCGGCATGATGCTGGGCGCGGTCGGCACGACCAACGTGGTGGCGGTCTCCACCTACGCCTCGGTGATCTGGGGCGGAGCGACCGACGCGGGCAACGTGGACCCGGCGATGTGGAGCGCAGCGGACCCGACCAAGGTGTTCGCCCCGGTCGCGGGCCGCTACAACATCAACGGCACGGTGGTCTTCCAGAACAACGCCACCGGCTACCGGCACATCTACGTCCGCAAGGTCAGGGCGAGTGACGGCGGCACGCAGGCGTTGGAGTGGGTTCTGCTGCCCCCGGCCAACGGCAACGTCACGGTGATCCCGTACGCCATCGGTGAGGTGCTGATGGCGGTGGGCGACTACATCACCATCGAGTGCTACCACGCCGGAACCGGGGCCTCGATCTGGGTCGGCGGCTCGTCCGGCTCGGCAGTGACCCGCATCGCGATGACCTACGTCGCGGCACCGGACGGGAGTACGGTTCCGCGACCGTTGAGCCGGTACGGTGCGGTCACCGGTCAGACCGCTATCGCGATCAACGCGGCGGCGAGCATCCCGATCACCTTCGCTCCGGTGCCGAACACGGACTACGCGGTGATCGTCAACCCGGACGCGGTGGACTTCACTACAACGGCGCTGAGCAAGACGACCAGCGGCTGCACGGTATGGCTGCGCAACAAGAGCACGACTGCCAACCTGTCCCCGAACTTCACCTGGCAGGTGGTTCACGGTGGGGCCTGAGATGGGAGCGCCATGACCTACAACAACATCGCCGACATGGTCGCGTCGAACAGTCTGCGGCGACGCCTGCACGCCAGTGCGGCCCAGGAAGGCAAGGCCCAACCGCCGGAGGAGTGGGTGGCCGAGCACGTCTGGCAGATCGTGTCCTCGCCCGGCTGGTCTGAGGCATGGGCCAGCGCGGAAGCGGGTGGGATCGCCGACCCCGGCAAGGAGGAGGGCGTGATCACCGACGGGATGATCCTGAGTGCGGTTCAGCCGATCCCGTAGGGGCTACGCTGAGCCCAGCACGACGGCCAGCCCTACCGTTTCAGAATCTGAAACCGGAGGCCGGAGCCCCGACCGATGAGAAGCGGTGAGCAGGATGGCACGGTGTGGCTGCTCGGGAAGCATCTGCTCGTGCTCCATCGAGGCCGGGGCTGGCGTCGATGTCACCGGTTCCGGTTCGGCGGGCAACCCGTACGTCATCACCGCCATCCCCGTCGCCCTACAGGTCACCGACTCCTCGTCGCTGGACCTGACGCTGACCGGCGCTGGGACCGTCGCCTCCCCGTTTGTGCTGTCCGGCCAGGTCATCGGGGTGGGTGCGACCCTGACCGCGTTCACCGCGAGCGGCACCTGGACGAAGCCCGCCGGTAAGACGTGGGCGCAGGTCGTCGCCCTCGGCGGTGGTGGCGGTGGCGGGTCCGGTCGCCGTGGCTTGACTGCAACGGCTCGTGGCGGTGGCGGCGGTGGCGGTGCGGGGGGTCGGTCCGAGGCGTTCTTCCCGATCACCGGCCTGAGCGCCACCGAGACCGTCACCGTCGGTGCCGCCGGTACCGCCGGGGCAGCAGTCGCAGTGGACTCCACGAACGGCAACCCCGGCGTCGCCGGTGGCACGTCCTCGTTCGGCACCCGACTGGTTGCCACCGGTGGTGGCGCGGGTGGGGCCGGTACCACCGTGGGTGGTGCGGGTGGCACGGGTGGCGCGGGCACAATGGTCTCCCCCGCCGGTGGGGCCGGTGGCCTGGCCGCTGGCAGTGCGGGTCCTGCGTCCACCGGCACGGTCGCACCGACCGGCGGCGGTGGGGGCGGCGGTCTGGACACCACCAACGTGGTCAGCGGCGGCGGTGCGGGCGGCGCGAACACCACCATCGGCAGGGTCGGCGGCAACGGCGGCACCACCAGCGGTGGCGGTCTGGGCCAGAACGGTGCGAACTACTCCGGCTCCGGCGGCGGCGGTGGCGCATCCAACGCTGCCGCCGGTGGTGGTGGCGCTGCCGCTGGCAACTATGGCGCCGGGGGTGGAGGCGGTGCCGCCTCACTGAACGGCTTCGCATCCGGTGCCGGTGGCGCCGGTACTGCTGGCCTCGTCGTCGTCGTGACCTGGTAGAGGAGGGCTCATGCCTGCGTGCTGCGGAAGTGGAGCCTCCTGCTCCTGCAAGATCGTTCCCGGCGACGGGATCACCCTCGGGGGGTCCGGCACCGCCACTGACCCGTTCGTGATCGGTGCGGCGGTCGCCTTCTCCGTGCAGGACAACGCCCGGTTCGACCTGTCGATCTCCGGCGTCGGGTCGTCGGTGGACCCGTACACCCTGTCCGTTGACTACGCGGCGACCAGCAAGTTGGACGACGTCCCTGACGTCAACGCGACCAGCCCCGCCAACGGCCAGGTGCTGGCCTGGAACACGGCGACGTCCAAGTGGGTGCCGCAGAACCCGACGACCGCTGCTGCTGGTTCGGTGCTGCACGACCAGTCGCTCACCGGTGATGGTTCCGCTGGGCAGCCGCTCGGCGTCAACCCGTACGCGGCCCGCTACCTGGCCCTGTTCGGGGCGTCCGGCATCGGCATCAACGACGCCGGTATCAACCAGATGGTCCGACACTTCGTGGACTCCACGGCGCGGGACAGCGCGTCCCCGGTGCCGATCCTGAACACCCTGACCATGCTGGACTCCGACCCCGGACGCATCCAGTTCTGGGACGGCGTGCAGTGGTCGCCGCTGCTGGCCTCCTTCGACTCCTCGATCGCTGCGGAGTTCCTCGCCCTGTCCGGGGCCTACCTGGGCAGCCGGACCACCCACCTGGTCAAGCAGTTCGCCGGGAACACCGACGCCTCGGGGCTCATGGACATCCTCACCCCCACGGACCTGCTCGGGCGCGGTGGCGTGCTGAGCGTGTGCTTCCAAGAGACCGGCTCGGTGGCGTTCAAGGCGGTGCTGTTCGCCAACACCGACCGGGTCTCCGCGACCGTCTACCATCTGAGCGACGGGAGCCTGTACCCGTCCTTCGCCTTCACCGGCATCGTGGATGCCTGGCTGTACTAGGAAGGGAACGTCATGGCCGACAAGGAGACCAAGCAGGACGAGCAGGTCAGTGAGCAGGAGGCTCAGGCCAAGCGCCTGGCTGACGTCAGCGAGAGCGGGGACCTGAACAAGGACCTGAACGATCCCGAGAAGTACCCCAGTCGCAAGACGCACTAGGGAGCGACCGTGACCACGCTGTACTTCATCCTGTACCTGCTCGCGGCGATCTGTTTCCTGGCGGCAGCGTTCCTGCACTACCGTCCGGTCCGGGCTGACGGCACGGCCACCAAGCCGCTGCCGAACCTGGTCGCCCTCGGCCTGCTGTTCTGGGTGCTCGTGCCGCTGATCGTCACGGCCCGCGCGCTGTGAGCGACCCCCAGGCGCTGATCCAGGACGCCCTGGATCACGTGCGCGCCGCTGAGGACTCGCTGGTGGCCTGGCAGCACGACAACCCGCCGCTGCCACCGCTGCCCACCGAGACGCCCCGGCCCTGCCGTGACGTCATGGCGATCCTCGGGGTGTGCACGCACCTTGAGTCCGCGCCGTACTCCACGAACGTGCCCAAGGTGATCGAGGCCATCAAGGCGCTGCGGATCAAGCGGGTGCGCTGCCGCATCTACAACAACAACACCGCGCAGCGGGAAGCGTTCAAGAAGATCACCGCCGAGACGGGGGCCACGTTCGTCTCCAACCTGGGCCAGCCCGGGCAGGCCGCGACCCCGACGAAGATGGTCACCTGGTTGGAGACCTTCCCGGAGGGGGTGGTCACCGCGATCGAGGGGAACAACGAGCCGAACCTGCAACTGGGTGCGGACTGGGCGGCGAAGACCCGGCAGTGGATGGCCGACCTGAAGGCGGCGCTGTCCGCGTCGAGCAAGGCGTGGGTGCGGGCGCTGCCGCTGCTGGCTCCGGCGCTGGGCAAGCGGGAGGGCTACGAGACGCTCGGCCCGATCCCGCAGGCCGACTACGGGAACATCCACATCTACCAGGGCGGGGACCTTGCGGACTTCCGGCTCGACCAGGGGATCAAGGACGAGGAGGCGTGCACCGGGAACAAGCCGGTGATCACGACGGAGACCGGCTACCACAACGCGATGAACAACACGGGCACACACATCCCCACGTCGGAGAAGGCGGCGGGCATCTACGTCCCGGAGATTCCGTTGGAGCACCTGCTCCGGGGCAAGTCCGCCGGGGCCTACCTGTACGAGTTGGTGGACAACCCGGCGAACCCCGAGGGCACCGACCAGGAGGCGCACTTTGGCCTGCTGCGCTCGGACTGGTCGGGCAAGCCCTCCTACAACGGGCTGGTGAAGGTGGCTGACGCGCTGGCCGACGACGGCTTCGCGGACCCCGACCTGTCCCCTGTGCACGTCAAGATCGAGGGACCGCCGGACTTGCAGCACATCCTGTTCGCGCACTCCGACGGCACGTACCGGATGGCCCTGTGGCGCCGGGTCAGCGTGTGGGACAAGACCGCGCAGAAGGACCTGACGGTGCCTGCTGTGGCGATCACAGCCACGTTCGCGAAGACCTACACGAACGTGAACCAGACGAAGCCCCCAGGTGCCCCGGTGACGGGGACCCTGGGGGCCGGTGTCGCTGTGGTGGCGTTCAGCCTGACCTAGAGCGGGTTGATCTCCGGCTGGTCGCCGGGGCCACCGACGTCCACGTAGTTGCCGCCCGCGATGGAGTTGAGGGTCTGGACCTCGGCGTTGATGGCCTGCGCGGCAGCCTGCGCGTCGGCGTTGGCCTGGTCGAGTGCGGCCTGCTGCTCGGCGATGGTCGCCTGGAACTCGGCGTCCTCGACGGCGTCGTCGGACAACTGCTTGTCGTACGCCTCCTGCAACGCGGCGTTCGCGGCCTGCGCGTCGGCGAGCGCCTGGGTCAGGTCCTCGCCGCCCTGGCCGAGCCGGTCCTGCACGCCCTGCACGGCGGCCTGTAGGTCCTCAACGGACTGGGAAAGGTCTGACATCTGCTGCTCCATCTCTCTGAGTTGGTCGAGAATCTCCTGCTGCTGGTCGATGACCTTGCGCAGTGTCGCCAGGTTCAGTAGCGACAGGATCGTGCTGCCTTGGGCCATGCCGACCCTCCTCCGTGGGGAACGTCCTGCACACTAGTCGGGTGGGGGACCGGCGACTACTCGCGCGCCTCGGGTGGCTCGCCCTCGGCGTCGTCGTCCTCCTCGTCGCCCTGGTCCTGGTCCCCTGGTTCCTGGTCTGGCTCGGCGTCTCCTTCGTCACCGGCTAGGACCTCGTAGACGGCGTCGATGTCGAAGTCGAAGGTGGCGTCGGCGCGCGTGTCACCGACGAAGGTGACCAGCACGGTGTGCGCGTTCTCCCGGACGTAGGACAGGATGCGCTCGTCGTCCACGGCTTCGAGGGCGTCGGCCAGCCAGGGGGCCTGGGTGAACGTCAGGGAGCGGTGCACCCCGTACCCGTCGGCTCCCCCGCTGGCGATGACGTTGACCTCGCTGTCGCAGGCGGCGACTTCGGCGGCGAGTTGCTTGGCGGCTGGCGGGATGCGGTTCATGGACTCTCCTACTCCGGTGCGGTAGCGGGTGCAGAGCGGACTCATGCACCAGCAGATGGTCCCAGCGATTGCGTCATCATCGGTTTCCGGTCCCTGCCCGAGGGCGTTGATCGGCATGGACATGTGGTCGGGCATCTCGAACATCGGGGTGCTCACGCGTCCCTCCACAGCGACCAGACCAGCGCCACCGGGATGCTCAGCAGTGCGGCGATGATCAGGTAGACCGCCACCGCGTCCACTCCTGTCGGTCCGTTCATGGTTGCTCCTAGAACATCGGGTCCTGCTGACTGTGCTCGTCGGCGCCGAGCCGGTGCTCCAACTCGGTCGCCAACCTCCCCCACTGGTCGGCTTCGGCCTGGTCGGAGGCGGCTGCCTCCATCACCCGGTACCACTTGGCCTGGTCCTCCAAGGTGGGGTTGCGCCCACCCCGGTGGACCTGTGCCCGGACGGCGTTGACCAGGTGGGTGTCCACCCACTGGTCCGCTTCGGCCTTGTGCGGGAAGACCGGGCTCTTGGCCCCGCACCGGCAGAAGCCCTGGTAGACGATGGGCTGGTTCAGGCTGCCCTCGACCCGTCCTAGGTGTCGTGACATCGAATCTCCTCGACCTGGATGTCGGACAGGAACTGGACGGGTCGCTGGCACTCGCTGCACGTCGGCGGCTCCTGCGGGCCGTGGAAGGTGATCTCCGGGTGGGTACAGGCCAGGGCTCTGACCCGCTCCCAGTGCGCGGCGACCCGCTCGATCTCGTCCTGGGTCGGCGGGACCGGCCTGATCATCGCCGCACCCTCAGACCCACGTTGTCCGGTCGCAGGTGTGCGGAGTAGTTGTGCTCGCCGACCCGGTTGAGCAGGTCGAGCAGGGTCACCAGGTAGGGGAGGTCCTGGCGCCACCCGCACTCGCACACCAGGACCACCACTGCCTCGTCGCGGGGACCGTCGTCCCTGGCCTCCAACCAGGTGTCCGGCGCGGCCATCAGGAGTACCCCGCCAGCAGGTCCTGCAACCGCTGGTCGGACAGTCCGGTGAACGCCGCCGTGCCGGTGACCACCATGTGCACACCGGTCAGGTCAGCGAGGATCGCCCGCGCCCGCAGGTTGATCGCCGTCGGACCCTCCATGATCTGGAAGGCGATGCGCCCGATCTCGTCGTCGCCGTCCTTGACCCCGAAGTCCACGTACCGGCCCTGGCTGTACTCGGCGAGCAGGGCTTCGACGTCGTCGGTGGGCACGACCCGGAGCGGGCCTTGGATGGGGACGAGCAGCACGGTGGTCACATCTCCTCCTGGCCGTCGTAGTGGACCTCGTCGGTGCGGATCGTCTCCCCGCGCCAGTCCACGACCTCGACGGTGTCCGGCTCGCTGCCGGGACGCATGGCCCGGCGGATGACGATGTACCCGCCGGGTCCGTCGCAGATGTACGCGGCCATCAGGACGTGGTGCTTGGTGCTGGCGCCGGGCTGGACCTGCTGGCTGACGATGAGGGCAGCGGCGCGCTGCTGCTGGTCCTCCGTCAGGCAGTCGGTCTTGACCACCGGTGGGCTGAAGATCGAGGGGCTCATCCGACGTCCGTCACGGTCGTGTCGGTGACGAAGACGACGTCACGTCCCTCGGCGTCGGCGATCACGTCGTCAATGCCGATGCCGATGGGCTCGTTGAGGCTGGACCACCCGGCGTAGATGTACTCGGCCATCGTGATCTGCTCATCGAAGGACATCCCGGTGCGGTTGATGTTCGCGGCTGCCAGTGCGTTGGAGCGCTGGCGCTGCTCATCCGTCATGTCGTGGCTCTCATGTTGCATGATCACTCCGCCAGGTAGGACATCGAGTTGGCCGCGAAGTGCCGCGCCCAGGACCATTCGTTGCGGACGAGGCGCCGGAAGGTGTCCTCGTCCAGTACCACCGAGTCGGCCTGCTCCCAGGCCAGGGCGTCCAGTGCGGCGTCGTACTCACCGCTGTAGTCCACCGGTTCGGGTAGCCCGAAGGTCAGCACGATGGGCCTGCCGTCACGGGCATCGGCGAGCCGCTTGTCGAGCAGGTCGATGACCTTCTCCCGGTACTTCTCCTGCGCGGCCAGGAAGATGGCCCGGTGTTCCTCCCGGTTGGTCCTGACCTTCTCGATCAGGTCCCGCTTGCTCACGGTGATGTTCTGCATGGTTGCTCCGTTTCAGATTCTGAATCAGGGGACTAGTGGACTGCGGTGGTTGTCGGCCCAACAGGCGCAGATGGCCGGATGGTCGGTGACCGGGTCCCAGGACGAGCCGATGCAGGCCAGGTGCTTCCCTGTCTGGCAGTCGGGACAATCCGTGGGGGCGCCTAACTCCTCCTCGTCGCCGTACTCGCGGGTGCTCATGTCTCGGTCTGCTCGTAGCGGACCTCGGGTGCGAAATCCGGCACCGTGATGTCGATGGCGTCGGTGAGTATCCGCCCCCAGTGGTCAGGGAAGGTGAGGTTGATCGGGATGGCGACCTCGTCGGCTGCCAGCCTGGGGGTGCGCTTCGTCACCCGGACAGTCCTGTCCGCCCGAATCACCAGGTAGTGCTTGACCCTGCTCATCGTCCGCCTCCGTCTCCGAACCTCCACGGCTGGTACAGGGCTCCCCTGAACCAGTTCTCATTCGCCGTCGCTGGCTCACCGATCTCCGAGAACGAGATGCGCCTGAACAGGTACGCCTCGTGGTCGAGGACCAGCGCGTTCAGCGTCCCGTCCTGCTGGGTGTCGGGGTCCACCAGCACGGTGGACTCCCCATCCTTGACCAGGTACAGCCGCTCCGGTGGGGGCCAGGCTCCGGCCCAGGGTGCGGACAGCCGGTGCCCGAGCGCGTCCTCGAACACCAGCCGGTCGGTGCTCACAGCCCCGCCGGTGAGTCGGGCACGGCAACGAACTCGATGTCCCTGCCCTGACTGCGGAACATCGCCTGCACGTGCACGAACAGGTCCACCAGGGCGTCGGTCATGTTGTCGTAGTTGTGCACCACGATGCCGCCGTACTCACCGTCATCGAGGAACACGATGGCCCGCACGTCCCTAGCGGTCGGGTCCTCGATCTTCTCAGTGGCGATCTGCCGGTCCATCCAGTCGGTCATCCCGTCACACAGGTTGGTCAGTCGGTCGTGCGGGGTGGCGGTCACCCTCTCGTCGGCCATCTACTTCAACTCCCTGATCCCCAGCCGGTCGTAGGCCGGGCGGTCGAACTCGATGTGCGCGCCGTTGACGTGCGTCCAGACCACCTGCTGCTTGCCGGTGGACCCGGTGACGCCGGTGAGCAGGGCCTTGCCCTGGTCCTTCAACTGCTTGCCCTGCTTCTCCAAGGCTGCACCCTCCTGGTACATCTGCACGGCGATCACGGAGTCCTCGCCGAGCAGGCCACCGGTCTCGACCTCCCCCATCCGGCACGTCGAGTAGTAGCCGCAGACCTTCGCGCACATCTCCCGTGGTGGTTCCTTGCGGGCCGACTCGCTGTGCGTGAACGCGTAGACGACGTCGTCCAACCACTGCGCGGCTTCCTCCACGATCTGCGGGTTGTACGGCTCGCACTGCACGTACGGCTCGCGCTCGTCGCAGGCCCGGTCGAACCAGAGGTTGCCGACCATGATGGTCTCCAACGGCAGGTTGCCGAACATCCCCGCGTTGAACGCACCGAGGGCGTACAGGTGTCGCTGGAACTGCTGCTGCTGGTCCGGTCCCTTCCGGCGGGCATGGTTGGTGCCCCGTGCTGTCTTGCAGTCCAGCACCAGACCGACGCGGGTGCGGACGACGTCCGGGTGTCCGGTGATCGTGTAGACGTGGCCGGAGTCCCCGGTCAGGGTGACGGAGACCTCGGACTGGATGACCGCGTCGTTCCACCGGACGGCGAGCGCCCGTTCGACGTGGTCACCGATGGCGGTGCCGACGAACGCGGGCAGGTGGTCCTCGGGGTCCGGCTTCGGTTCCTGGGCGATCATCCGCTTGGTGCGCTCGGAGCAGAACCCCAGGTCGCTGATGCCGACCTTGAACTCGTGGGCCTGCAACCCGCGTTCGGAGAACTCCGATGCGTACTGCACGGCAGCGAGGGCTTCGGCGGCGATCCGTTCCTCGAACGCCGACACTTCAGATTCTGAAACCGTCGTCATCGCTTCTCCGTCAGTAGTTGCTCAATGGGGTGCAGGGTGTCGTTGACCAGGTCGGAGATCAGGTCCTCCTGCTGGTCGGGGTCCGCCGCCCGGACGCCGTACCGGCGCAGGGTCGTCTCGATGTCCGCCTTCAGCCGGAACTCGAAGTCGGCCACCCGTGCCGCGACCTGGTCGAGCACCGTCTGTGAGTCCTCGTCCGGGTCGGCTTGCACGCTGACCCGGACGACGGTGCGGGAGGCCAGGGTGACGTCGAACCCGCGCAGGTAGTTGCCCGCATCGTCGGTGTCCTGGGTGACCAGGGCGATTGCCACTGGTCCGCCCTCCATCTGCATCCGCAGCATCGTGCCGACCAGCACCCCCTGGACGAGGGCTTCGTGTTCGTTCATGTGGTTGCTCCGTCCCTGAACCCAGCGGTCCCCCGCTTGGCGCGCTTGCGGTTGTGCCCTACCGCGAGGATGGCCTCGATGTAGTTGTCCATCTCTCCTCGTGCCATCGAGTCGAGGAATGCTTGGACGGCTTGCGGGGTGTAGTCCACCTTCACGTCGGCGGCTGCGGCGACGTCCCGGTGGTAGATGACGTTCCACGAGCACTCGCCGCTGTGGTTGCGGACGTAGGTGCAGAGCAGGCGGACCCCGTTGGGCCGGTCGTAGGGGTTCCGGCACACCGGGGTGGGGGTGACGCTCATCAGAACTGGCTCCTCAGTCCGTCGGGGTCACGCTCGTCGTCGTAGACCGGGGGGTCAGCGGTCTGCTCCGCCTCCCCGATCACCCAGGCACCGCCCTGACCGGCGCCGTTGCCACTCCGCACCATCGCCATCACGTACAGCGGGTGCGCGGAGTGCGGCGGGGCTGGCTTGTCCCACGGCCCCAGTCCGGGGACTCCCCAGGTGATGGAGCCCTCGTCGGAGGCGTGGTTCCTGATCTCGTGGGCCACCCGTTCGAGGAACAGGGCGAAGTCCTCCGGTGGCATCGGCGCCGGGATCATCGGCTCTCCTCCCGCAGTCGGGCAGCCATGTGTTCCAGCACGACGGCCTCCATGACGGCCCGCATCTCGTCGGGCATCGGGTAGTCCGGGTTGACCCGGCACCCGTCGCAGAGTGCCCGCTGACAGAACTGCCAGGGCAGCATCATCGGCAGGGAGGTCCCCCACTTGTGGCCCCGGCGCACACACCGCTTGCGGATCATCGCTTCTCCTGACCGGGGAACTTGCGCAAGTTCTCCTCCACCGCAGACCACTGCACCCGCCCATCGGTCAGTTCGGCGATGCCCTTGCCGACCTTGCGCAGCGCCGCGACCCGCATGGTCACGTCGTCAAGCACGTCGGAGCGCCCGTTCCACCGGCCCAGCAGGTAGCCGACGACGAATCCGGCGATGACGGAGCCGAGGGCGATCCACTGCACGCTGTCCATCAGAGGTTCTCCTCGTCGGCGACCCGCTCGCAGTAGGTGACGAAGGCGTCCTGCTGCCCGGAACCGCTGATGAACCGCATGGCGAGCATCAGCATCGTGTCGTCGGACCAGCCCTGGTCCTCCTGAAGGTGATCCACGCCGCTCATCGCTGGCTCCCGGCGTCGTGCGCGCTGACACCCGCGTCACCGGCAGGATCGTCGGTGACCTCAGACACCGGTTCCTGCGGCTGTGCTGCCGCCTGAGCGCCGTTCTCCACCCCGACGGACTGGGCCAGGGCAGCGGCCTGCTCAGGCGTTGTGACGGGCGTCTGGCCCTTCACGGCCTCCCACATCCGGGCCTGCTCCGGCTCGAACAGGACGCGGACGATCTCGTTGAGCGAGCCCTGGTCGTACAGGCCGAGGCCGAACTGGGTGCCCAGGTTGATGGCGCACCGCTTGAGGGCGTCACTGGTCGCCGTCTTGGTGGCGAAGTCCGCTGCCTCCCCGTAGTCCGGGTTGGACTGCTGGGACACCGCCGACTCGGTGTAGGAGGCACCGGGTGCGAACCCGTCGGAGGGGTGGATGTAGAGCCGGACGGTGGACCGGACGGCGATGTCCCAGATCGGCTTCTGGGTGCCCTCCCGTTGCCGGAGGTCCTGGTTCAGCACGGACGACTCGATGACGTCCACGTCGAACCCGCCGAACCCGAAGATGCGGATGAGGGTGGCCCGGATGTCGTACGCCTCGACGTACGAGAGTTGGGCTCCGCCCTGGCTGCGGTGGGCGACACGCGCCCCGGACAGCCGTCCCATCAGAGCGCGGAGTTGTTCCTGGTGCAGTTGCATGGTTGCTCCTGTGTCGTGGTTTCAGATTCTGAAGACCTGTCTAGCGCACCCCACCGACCTAGACCGACCTAGTCTATTTTAGTCTAGGTCAGGGTAGAGTGTCCAACATGAACATCGACTTCACCGGCGCCCCCGACGACCCCATCGAGCGACTCGTCTGGCTCGGCGGAGCCCGCGAGGTCCTCGACAACGAACTGCGCAACGCGTGGCAGGTCGCCTACTTCGAGTCCCGGATGACCGGACGGATCGACCAGGCGCTCGCCCTCAAACTGCACGCACGCAAGCGGGTGCTCGCGTTCACGCGCGCCGAGAACGAGCGCCGTGGCCGGGTCATCCGGTCATGGGGCGACGGCTTCTAGTACCCCTCCGTGAACAGCGTCACCGGGATGTGCCACTGCCGGGCCAACCCGATGCAGCCCGCCGTCCCGTGGGACCCGTGCACGGCGATGATCTCGCAGCGGTCCGACGTGCACACCCGGCTGAACGCCAGGCACAGGTCCGCGCCCAACCGCACCATCTTCCGGTTGCGGATCGGCCCGGCCCGGCGACCGTGCTGTGCCCAGTCCGCCTCGTGCGGTTCGTTCTTGGCACCGACCGCCATCGACCACAGCCAGGCGTCGTGGTCCGCCCCGGTGGGGCAGGCCCCGTGCACCACGACCATGTCCCGTGGGGCGGTGCCGGTGGACTCGGCGAGGTCACCGAGCGCATCCCAGACCGTGGACCGGCTAAGCCAGTCCCGGCTCCCTGTCACGAGAACTCTCACGGTTGCTCCATTCCTCGGCCAGAACATCGGCCCGTTCCGGGTTCAGTGCCAGGTAGCAGCCCAGCACTTCGAGGGCCTGATCGACGCCCTCGTACTTGAGCGCGATGTGCGCCCACTTGATCCAGCCCTGCTCGTCGTCATCGGCGGGGAGGATCAGAGTTTCCTCCACGCCCACTCGGACTTCCGGTTCGGGCGATGCGGCGCGTGAGCCGTGCAGAACGGCTGGCCGTACCACTTCATCGTCGCCTCCTGCGGGCACTGGGTCGGGGCTGTCGCCGAACACTGGACTTCCTCTCTCTCGCCGTCACGGACAAGTACGTTCGATGTCGGCTCGATCACCGAGCCGGTGGTTCCCTCAAGTCTCATGCCAACGTCTCCTTGATCAGGTCCAGATTGCGGGGGCGCCACAGCCGGTACTGGTCACCGATCGCGATGGCCCAGTCCGCCTGCTCCTTGCCGAGCACCCCGCGCTCGGACTTCAACTCGACCAGCAGCACCACCCCGTCCCGTGCCAGTAGCAGGTCCGGTGAGCCGATGTGCCCCTGCAATAGGGTCCGCCAGCCCTTGTTCAGCCGGGCCGGGCGGAAGTGCACGACGTGCCAGTGGTGGAACTTCGCGAGTTCGATGACGGTGTCGGTGAGTTGCTCCTCGGTCATCGTCAGGATGTAGGCGTTGCTGCTCACGGCTCCTCCCGGTCATCGCTGCCCAGGCGGAGCACTTCGCGGTGCCCGACCGTGGGCGGGTGGAACACCAGGTCGCCGCGTTCCATTGAGGCGACGACCTCGCGGAGCACGTCCAGCGTGGAGGCGTTCAGGTCCCCCTTGGGCTGGCGGTGCGGGGTCAGTTCGACGTGGCCCTCAGTGAAGACGATCATCGTGAACACGGGGATGGGTTCAGGCACCGTACGCCTCCCTGATCAGGGCGAGCCGGGCCTCAAGTTCGCCGTTCTGCTTCCTGAGTGTCTCCACTTCCGCCTCCAACTCGGCGATCCGATCACTGGGGCCGACCTGCATCCCGATGGACTTCGCGAGGACCGCGACGGCCTCCTCGATCTGCCGGGACAACCGGTTGAACCGGCGGGAGTCCACGGACTTCGCGAGTGCTTCGGGGGTGAACAGGTCGGACGTGTCGGTGTGCCGCATCCGGCGGTGCCCACCGATCCCGGCGGGCCGGTTGCTGATCCACTCGCTCTCGGTGCCCATGCACGGCGTGCAGCGCCACAGCATCCCGTTGGTCTCGATGCCCTCGACGGGCTCACCCTCCTCGGAGAAGTGCTGGGACCACTCGCCCTCCATCAGGTCCCCGAGGTCGCTTTCAGATTCTGAAGTGACGTCGATGGGGTGCACGTGAATGTCCGCCGGGGTGACATCCGGCTGCGGCACCAGTTCAATCGTCGGCTTCGGCGCGACATGCTTCTCGTACCACTGGGTCAGGGAACGCAACTGCCGTTCGGAGTTCCGGGCGTAGACGGTGATGTTCTGGCTGCCGTCCGGCGGGTAGAGAATGATCGTGTTGCGGGCCTGCCGGTAGGTGCATTCCCCACCGTTGATGGCTTGCAGGAGAAAGTCTTGAATCTTCCGGTGGTAGGCCCGGACATCCTTTCGATCAATGTGCGCGGTACTCGGTTGCTCCGTCATGGTCAACTCATCCACTTTCCGAATGAACGCCCGTGCGTCGTTGCACGGCGTGCCGATCAGGTTGTGCTGCCAGGGCAGGCCGCACGAGCAGAACTCGTTGCTACCCTCGGGCAGGGCAGCCAGATAGAAGGCGGAGGGGGCGACCACGGTGGCCTCCCCCTCCTCCTCGACCCACTTCTCGCCCATCAGAAGTCGCCGTCGTCCTCGTCGTCCTCGTCCCTGTAGAGGTTGGCGATCCGGTCGTCGGGGAACAGCAGGGGCAGGCCGCGCACGTCGGTGAACAGGTTCGCCAGTTCGCGCAGCCGGTCCAACCTGTTGTCGCCCTGGAAGAACTGGGACTGCTCGACGTAGGTCAGCCCGAGGATTTCCTGGGCGACTGACCAGATTTCCCGCTGCGGGGCGTTCGGCACGTCCTCCCAGATGGTGAAGCCGCGTGCGTTCTTCTCGCCGGTGGGCCGTTCCTTGATGCAGTCGGTGGCGGACCCGTCGTCCATGATCAGCCGGTAGTCGGACTGGGCGACCGCCTGACCGGCCATGCAGTACGCGGTCTGGCAGACCCCGTTCCGGCGGGTGACCTCGATGGCCTCGGGGTCGCGGGCGTCGAGGTCCATGTCGCGCATCTCGCTCAGGTCGATCCGCCCCCACACCCCCTGGTCCCAGGCCCCCCAGTTGCGGAACTTCGCGGCCAGCGCCTCATCCCCCTCCGCCCACTTCAGCAGGTCGTAGAGCAGGGGCACGTTCAGTTCCGGCAGTTCATCCCGTCGGCAGTCGTACCCGTCGGGCATCCTCGTAGCGATGGCGGTCATGGTTGCTCCGTTTCGTTGATCGGTGCCAGGTCGTACATTCCGTTGCACCGGTGCAGCCGCAGCCCCCACGGGGTCTGCACCGGGTACTGCTCGGGCAGGGCTGCGACGCGGGGGAGGATGAACCCTCCCGCACGGGCAGCCATCGGGTTCGCGTGCACCCATAGGTGGCAGGTGGTGCACAGCCATAAGCCGTTGCACGCGTGATGGGTGTGCTCGTCCCGGACGGACCGGGAACGTCGGTGGTGCCAGTGCCCCGTCTGGCACGGTGTTCCGCAGCGCTCGCAACGGTTCTGCGAACGGCCACGGACCTGGCCCCGCGAGGCTGCCGGGACCGGTGTCGCCCTCACCGCTTCAGGTGTGCTTGCCAGGCCGACCAGATGCCTGCGAGTTCACCGACGGCCCGCTCGGGCAGGGCCTGCTGGTTCCAGTCCACCGCCCGTGCTTCCTCGATCAACTCGGGGCTGCACGGCCAGGCGTTGGCCCGGTGGGTGTCACCGTCCTCACCGCGCGGTTCGATCGTTGACCAGGCGGTGCCGGTCAGGTAGCCCCGGTCATGGTTGGCGGTGACCCGTTCGCGCTGCCAGGCGATCTCAGCGGCGTCCGCGCCGAGTCGGCCCTCCATCGTCAGCAGGTCGTCCAGCAGGTACACCTTGCCGAAGATGATGATGCGGTACGGGGCGTAGAACCGGACCCACGTCGAACCCCAGGTCAGTGCCCGCTGCTCCGGGGCCAGGCCCGCGTTCGCCGCGTTGGTCTGCTGCTCCATCCACTCGTACGCCGCCTCCACGGACGGGAAATCCATGAACTGACTCATCGGTTGCTCCGTTTCAGAATCTGAAGTGTCATAGCCCGACCACCGTCGGCGGGCGTTCGCACTGCCACGACCAGCCCTGCCGCATCAGCGGCATGTCCTGCATCCGCACGTCCCTACCGGCCACGTGCAGCACCCCGACGTCCGAGCCCCGGTCGGCCTCGATCATCAGCAACGTCTGTGCTGTCGCAACCAAACCCCGGCTCCCCAGGAACCGGTCGATCCAGTCCTCACCCTCGCTCAACTGCCCGCTGTTCTTGCGGGTGTGGTGCACGGCCAGCACCCCGATGTTGTTGGCCTGCGCGAAGTCCGACCAGCGACTCAGCACGTTGACCGCTGCGCTGTACGCACCACCGCGACCGTCACCCTCGAACGTGGGCTCCGCCCGCACCATCGTGTCCATCACCACCAGCAGCGGGTTGTCCGTCTCGTCCACCCACTCCTGACAGGCCGCTACCGCCTCGGTGCCCACCGGCCAGGTCGTGTGGACCTCGATGGGCAGGTCGTCAATCGGGCGCCCCAGCAGGTGCAGGGAGCGGGCCTTGATCCGGGACAGCGTGTCGTTGTCCAAGGTCAGGTACAGCACCGACCCGAACTGGCACGGCAGTCTCGTCACCGGTCCCACACCACCCACTCCGACGCCTAACGCGATGTCGAGCGCCACCATCGACTTGCCCATCTTGACTGTCCCACCGAGCAGCGACAGTCCCGCCGGGATGATCGACGGCACCACCCACCGGACCGGCGCGAACGAGCGGTGCATGACGTCGCTGATCGGGTTGCCGTCGGGCCGCAACCGGTTGAGGTTCAACGGGACCAGGTCATCTGCGGTGTACCCGGCGACGACGTGGTCGTACAGGTCCGCCTTGGGTTGATCGACGGCCACACCCACCGCCCGGCAGGGCAGCCCCTTGACCCGGATGCTGGCTACCACCTCGCTCGCGTACCTCCTCCCGTCGTCGTCGTTGTCGCACACCACGAACACCTGGCTGGCACCGGCCAACCAGTCCGCGTAGTAGGACTGCCAGGCTTTCGCCCCGTTCGGTCCGGTCGTCGCGACCAGCCCCAACTGCCGGGCCGCGCTGACCGACTTCTCGCCCTCCACCACGTACACCGTGCCGCCCGCCCTGGCCTCCGCGAGGACCGCCGGGAGGTTGAACAGGCACGGCTTGAACCCCGGCGGGTAGCCCGGCTTCATCTGCCCGGCCCGAGCATGACCAGGTGGGAACACGTTGCCGTGGACCCGCTGCACGAACCGCTTCCCGACCGCGTTCTGCCACCGCTCGACCAGGAAGTACGGGGTCCCGTCGGGCTTCGCGTACACCCACTCGGCGACCTTCACGCCCCACTCGGTGCCCAACTTCAGCGGCTCATCGAACAGGTCGGGCCACTCCAAGCCGAGGGCCAGCACGATGTCCTGCACGTGGCAGTCGGTCTGGCAGTTCAGCAGGGTCTTGCCGTCCTCCCACCGCACGCTCAGCGAGGGATTCCGGTCACCGCGACCTTGCCCGTGCGACGGCACGGGGCAGGACGCTACGACCGCATCCCCGGTTCCCTTGACTCGTTCCAGTCTGTCCAGCACCCGCTCGTACGACGGCCCGCTCATCGTGCCTCCCGTTTCAGATTCTGAATCTCATCCTGGCCGGTCGTTCCCCTGCGGGGCTGTGGCCCTACGGGCAGTCCTCCTGCCCCTTCGGGGCGTAGCCCCCCCTACCCCCCCAAAGTCTGGGGTGGCGCTCAGTATGACCACTCGGGTGAGTTGACCTTCGACGCTGGATCATCGGTCACAAGCCACGTCCAGCGGCGAGCACTCGCCTGCACCTGGTGGTGCGTGCCCACTCGGTCTCCCGATGCGGAGCGCACCACATCTAGGGGGGAAATGCGGGTAGCCCCACAACAGATGGTTGTGGGGCTGCGAAGATCGGCTTACTTGCGGTAACTTGTGTCTGCATTTCGATCCGCCAATCGGAGTGCCAAACGACAGGGCGCTGGTAACGCCGCTAGTCGCCGCAGGTTGGGCGTTCCCCTAACGGGGGGCGCCCAACTTGCTGTCTGAACTGCTGAACCTAGTCCTGCCCCTGGCGGTAGGGCAAGGACTGCCCGTACCGTCCTCCCATAGGGAGTCGAGGGTTCATCGGTTGCTCCGTTCCCCTCCTTCCTGCGGTCCCGGTCCGCCGCACCCCCCGTGGGCGGACCGGGACCAACATCACTTCGGCACCCGCAACTCCTGAACCTGGTTCCGCCAGCCCGTGCGAACCCACACCGGCTGGTCAGCATCCAGGTCCGAGCGCATGACCTCCTGGCAGAACGCAGCGAGTTCGGCCACCGTCAGACCGGACGCCTTGTCCTTCGCCTCAGCAGTCACCTGCTTGTGCAGAGGGCTCACCCCTCGTCACCCTCACCCTCACCCTGAGAGTCACGCAGCGCCTCCACCCGGTCCAGCAGGTACGGGTACTGCTCGACCAGCGCCTCGAACTCCTGCTCCGCCTTCTGCTCAGCCGTCGGACGCGGCTGCCACTCCACCCCCAGAGCCGCTGCACGCTCGCCGTAGAGCCTGTCGAAGTCCGCCCGGTGGGCGACCCTCAACTCCTGCGTTGCCTCGCTGTACGCCTTGCGCAGTAGCCGCTTCCGCTTGGCGTCCTCGGACTCCTCGGTCACAGCGGCCACAGCACGTGCCTTACCAGCCATGATGTTCCTTTCAGATTCTGAAACCGTTGTGTCCCAACGGCTTGACACCAACCGACCAGATGTGACTACGAAATCCTGGCCGGAACATTCGGACATGCTGGGGACTTGTCAAGCCCCGACCTCCTCGATGGCGCCCAGTGCAGCCGCCATTCGGAACAGCAGCGAGCGGTCCGCGTACCCGTCGTAGAACCCACGGCAGATCGCCTGATCCCCGCCGAGGGTCTGATGGCACGGGATGTTCCCCGCGCCGTCAGGATCAGCGAGGCACGCATCGACCATGTCCTTCACCCGACCAGGCCCGAGGCTCATCAGGTTGCCGGGCCGGAAGATGCACGTCGAGCACTTCTCAGCGCAGACGTGCACCTTGCCGTCCCTGAACACCGGCCTAGAACGGCGGGTCATCGTTCGACCCGGTCGCCGGGCCGGTCGCCCACGGGTCATCAGCCGGACGCGAGCGCTCACCCTGACCCGAGGACCGTTGAGCCTGACCCTCACCGTGCTTGATGGTGCGGAACGCCAGCGAAGCCGACACCGAATCCGCGACCATCGCCGTCTTGCTGCGCTTCTCCCCGGACTCCCGGTCCTGCCACTCCTCCGTCTGCAACCGGCCCACCACAGTGAGCAGGTCGCCCTTCGCCGTGGACTCGATGGTGTTCTCCGCCAGCCTGCCGAAACAGGTGACGTCGATCCACAACGTCTTGTCGTCCACCCACTCCCCGTTGTCGTTCTTCTTCCGCGACGACGCGACCATCCGCAGCCGACCGATCGCCAGCCCACCGCTGCTGAACCGCAACTCCGGGTCAGCGGCCAACCGACCCTCAAGCGTGACCAGAGGCAGCATCAGGTTCCCTTCCGTGAGTCATTGATGGTGGCCCGCAACGGGTCCACCCGTTCCGGCACATAGCGCAGGTACAGCGAGCACATCCGAACCGGCTCCCGCACGTTGTTCGCCGTGCGAGCCTCGAACCCCAGGTCCGGGTGCAGTGCCGCGATCTGGCCGTACCGCACCGCGTTCGCGATGGACGTCCGGTCACGAGCGAAGACCAGCGCCCACTTCCCAGGGTTCTCACGCAACTGGTCAGCGATCGCCGACCAGTCGTACCGCATGTTCTTCGGTGGCGGGTCCTCAAACGTGACCGTGTCCACCGGCCCTTCCTTCGGCTTGCCCCGTGCCATCGACAGGCACCTCGTCTCGTAGTCAGATTCGTTCCGCTAGTAGGGCGTTGAGATCGTCAACGTTTTCGGTCAGGTACTCCCGTGCGTCCGCCTCGACCACGGCAAAGTCCAACAGGTACGGGGTTGTGCCGGTCCGGTAGAACCACCACTGACGGCACCGGTGGTCGCACTCCCCGCCGACGATGTCCATGAGCGTGTCCGTGATCGGCTCCCCGTTGTCCCGCAGGTAGCCAAGGTGCCGGACGGCGCCGTACCACTCGACCACCGCGAGCGCACCCATCAGGTTGATCGGGTGTTCCATGAGTCCTCCGGGTGGTGGCTGGTGGGGTGCAGCGGCTACTACTCCGCCACACCCCACCAGCGCTAGTGGGTGGATCAGCCCGAGTACCCGTTGCGACGGGCGAAGGACTTCAGGCTGTCCAGGTCGGAGCGGATGCCACGCAGCATCGCCATGACCTCGTCGTCCGTGCTCTCGCCGTGCCCGTTGGAGGACACCGCCTCCAACACGGGAGCGGGCATCAGCCCGACCTCGACCAGCAGGGAGCGGACGGCGTCCCGCGAGGCGCCCATCTCGACGCCCTCGTCCAGCAGGCGCTCCGCGATCTCCTCGTCCCGCTCGGTCAGGGCGTCGATGACCGGACGTGCCCGGTCCGTGTAGCCGCCCAGGCCGTTCTCCTGCATCGCCTCGATGACGACCTCGTGCACAGTGCTCATCAGTTGCTCCGTTCCATGCTGCCCACCCGGACCATCCGGTTGGGAAGTGTGTGTGGACCTTTCAGAATCTGAAAGCGTCCGGTGAGGCAAGTCTATCCAGTAGGTCCGACAAGGGCTACACCTTGCGGTAGTCCCTGATGGCCCTCTCGTGCATCCGCTTCAAGTGCTGACCCAACGCCGAGCGCGAGGCGCACACCATCCCGCACTCCGGGCACGTCGTACCGTCCCTCGGCAGCGTGCCCGGCTCCAACGGGACAGGGGCGCTGTCCGGGATGGTGCCCCCCCGCTCGAACACCGCAGCCAGCAGCATGTCGTGGTCAGCGCACAGGTCCAGCACCTTGAACTTGGACCCGTTGATCGCGACCCTGACCTCGATCACCGCAGGCTCCCGACCCTGGTGAGCCCAGTCGCACCACGCCCGGACCTCGACCTCCTTCACGACTCACCCCTCCGCTCCCGCATCAGCAGGTCCGCCAGTTCCTTCGGGACCGCCAACGCGAACGCCGCGTCCAGGTGCTGCTCGCACGCCGGACGGTCGTTGACCACCGCCACCGCCTCGTCACCGCACCACGCGCACGAGCCCATCCCCTTCTCCTTCGCAGCCCGGTGCTCCTCACCGCGCCGCGCCGCCTCCGTCTCCGAGCACGGCCCCGAGGAGTAGCGCCCGCACGAGCACATCGCCAACCAGGTCTTGCTGTCGTACGGGCCGACCCGCTCCATCACCGTGATCACGTGGTGACTCACGACTCGTCCTCCGTCAGGATCGGCACACCCCGCAGGGTCGCCAACCTGATCCGCGCCCGACCCTCCTGATCCACCCGCCCCAGATGGGACAGCAAGTAGCCCTCCCGGTACGTCATCCGCCAGCCGTGCAAGTAGCCGCCCATCGTCATCGTGCCCTCGCGCTCCGTTCCGCACCGCCGACCACAGCGCTGCCGGATCACGTACGACCCGTCATGCAGCGTCACCGTTGACGGTTGCCACGAGTGGCCGTACGCACGGCACGCGATCATCGCCTTCGTCCATGAGTGAGTGGCCTCATCGACGTCATCTGGATCAGCGAACTCGACCATCCTTGTTCCTTTCCGGGCTCCCGCCCTGACAGGCCGGGGGTTTCAGAATCTGAAACCCCCGGCTCGATGAGTCAGTCGTTCTCGCAGTACGTCTCGTCAATCTCGAAGGTCTCGTACTCGCCCGGCGCCTGCGCAGTGACGTCGTCGTCGCTGTCGTTGACGTCCTCGCACACACATGACCCGTCGCTCGTCTGCCGGGTCACCGTGAACCGCTTGCGCCAGCGCACCGTGGAAGCGTCGTCAATGTCAGTGATGTAAAGCCGCGCGATCCCCAGTTGCTGAGCCGCCTGCTCCTCGCTGATCATGGCGTAGGAGTGCCCGATGATCGTCACCGTGACCGTCACGTCCGTCTGCCGACCGATGCCGTTGTTGCGCAGGATGTCATCGAACTGCTCGTCGTCAACCTCCCCCGCGTAGCCGTGCAGTGCATTGACCAGACCCTGCGGGACCGTTGCCTGACTGGTCCGCAGGGTCAGGGTCTCCTGCTGCGCCGCGTTCCGGTCCCGCACTGCGGCGTTCCGCTCCTCGATGGCCTGCTGCAACCGGGCATTGTGCTGGTCCCGCTGCTCGATCAACTGCTGCCGCTCCCGACCCGCCGACGTCAGCAGCCCGGTCACCCAGGCACCCTGCGCCCGCTCGTCCAGCGTGGACTCGCTCACGTCGTTGCGGGTCAGGAACGCCGGGTTGACCTCATCGAAGCCCACCCAGCCAGCGTCCCGGAACGCACCGACCCTGGCCCGCCCGTCACCGAGGACCTCGTACACGATGTAGGTGTAGCGGCCCACCGCCAGCACCAGGCCGGGACTGAACGACGGCAGCACGGTGTGCCAGGCCAGGTGCCCGCCGTCCACCCCGCCGACGAAGTTGTGCCCGCGCACCCGGTGGTCCTCCCAGCGCCACCAGTGCTCACCTTCGATGACCTCCTTGACCCACACCCGGTTCCCCACCGTCGCCGAGCGGACCATGATGGCCTGCCCAGCCGGTGCCGAGTCCAGGTGGCTGACCTCCCGGACGGGTCCGGTGTAGACGACCTCCTCAACCGTTGTCATCGCCGTGCTCCTGTTCCATGTGCTCGCGGTGGATGCGCTCCATCAGCGCCGTGAAGTTGGCGTGGATCATCGCCCTTTCAGAATCTGAAAGCGGTGTCCCCAGCCCGATCTGGGACAGGACCTCGGCGACGATCTCCGGGTACAGACCGAACTGCATCCCGGCCAGCCGCAGATGGTCCGCCATCTGGTTCTCCCGCTCGATCAGGTCAGCGGTCAGCAGGGCGATGGAGTTGCCCGCCATCGGCCCGACGTGCCGCCGTACGACTTCCTCGATGGTGCTCACAGCGGTAGTCCCTTCACTCGCAGGCCGTCGATCCCACCGGAGAAGTCGTTCGTGGTGTACCCACCACGGGTGGGAACCGTGCGAGTCGTCCCGTTCGCGAGCCGCCCGTCGGTGGCCTTCGTCCAGTTCCCGCCACCGTGCACGTAGTGCATCACCGTGCCCGGCGGCAGCAGGTCGAACATGGTCTGGTCAACCTCAAGGTTCATCGGCAGCGGCTCGTTGGTGTCCGGGATGTTGACCGCGAGGTAGCCGATGGTCATGGACCGCCGGTACTGCGCGATGTCCGAGGCATTGACCCCATAGCCCCACAGTCGCCTGGTCCCAGCCTGGTTCGCGGCGGCAGCATCCCGCACGAACCACTCCCGGCTGGCCCCGTTGTTCACCACGAGGATCGAACCCGGCGGCAGCCGACGGGCCACCGATGGGGTGACCACGTCCCCCACCTTGAGCCCGTCAACGGTGACGTTGGTCAGCACCTGAGCGGTGATACCCAACTGCTTCATCACCGACTCGTACGTGCCGCACCAGGAGTTCTCCTGCTTCGCCTTCGCCCCGATCAGCCATGCCTTGACCTGGAACTGCGAGATGGCCGACGCCATGTCGGAGACCGTCTCGTCCAGCCAGCACTCGACCGGCACCGGCACCGCCTCGATGGCCCGCCGACCACCGGGCAGACCCCGGTAGTCACCGAGCAACTGCGTCCACCCGTTGCGCCCGTCCCGCACGTGCAGGCCGTACTGCGACCAGTCCATCCGGTCACCGACCGACACCTGCGTGCCGTTCGCGATCCGACCGAGGTCGGTGTTGTTGACCACCCTCATGCCGGGCACGAGCGGACGCTCATCCCCGACCCCGAGGGTTCCCAGCGCCCGCTGCACCGGGCTGATGTGGATGCCCGAGCGGGTGCTCATCGCCAGGACATGGTCCCGGAAACGCCAGAGGAACTGGCCCCAGGTCTCCGGTCCCTGCTCCGCGACTGTCTCCTCGGGCAGTTCAGCGATGTAGTAGTAGCCGTCACCGGACACGTCCCGGTCGGTCAAGCGCCGGGTGCCGTGGTCCGGGTTGGTCCACTGGCCCGGACCGACGCAGGTGAAACGCGATCGGGCCGTCTCGCTCTGCGTCAGAGCCGTTCCGATCGGTGCGCCGATGAGGTCCACTGGACCCCAGATGTACTCACCGACCCTCAGCGGGTAGGTCATGGGTTGCTCCGTCCCGTTTCAGAATCTGAAACCTTCAGCGGCGTGGTTGCCGCGACTCATTGATCTCCTGTTGTGCCATCCACAGCGACGAGCGACACGACATGCACGTGACGTCGCTGAGGATGTGCGTCGTAGGGATGTCCGGCCCACTGGCCCGACGCACGAGGATGCCGCAGGCAGCACGCCGCCCGTTGCGGTACAGGTGCATCTTGGTCCTAGTCATCCGGCCATCCCTCGACCAGTTCCTTCAGCGCCTCGCGCCATCCCCGGAACTCCTCCTCACTCTCGCTCTCGGCCATGCCTTCCAGCGCAGCCATCGCATCCCAGTAGTGGTCCTCGATGAAGTCGGCGATCAGCGTTGACTCCACGTCCTCACATCGAAGGGTTCGGCGGCTGAACAGGTCGATCACGTCAGCCATGACAGGTCACTCCTCCCCGTGCCTCGTCTCGATCCGGGCAACCAGGTTGGTGGCCCGCACGTCCCCGTACTCGGAGCGGGACAGCAGGTAGGCCAGGACGTCACGGTCCAGGGCCTGCTGCACGAAGTCCGGCGCCTTGCCGTACGGCTCGGTGTCCCGTCCGCCCACGTGTTCGTTGAGGACGTAGACCTTGCACCGCTGCCGGGCCTCCTTCAGTCGGGTGATCCGGCCAGCCTTGTGCAGGTTCGACAGGACCCCGGAGGCGGAGCCGTGGTGGATGGTCAGCACAGCGGAGACGTCCCGCCAGGTGGCCCCGTAGACGCCACGGATGGCGAGGTACGCGAGCACTGCCTTCTGCCGCCGGGAGGTCTCACCGGATGAGTCCGCCTCACGGGCACGGGCCTCGCTGGTCTCCGACCCGGAGTACCCGGAGGTCGGACCATCATGTGAGGGGTAGGGCAGGACGGGCAGGTCACCGTCGTCGTCTCCGGGCATGGGGGATGGTTCCTTTCGGGATGGCTTTCAGATTCTGAAAGCGGGGGATGAAGGCCAACGTCTGCTGACTGGATGCAGCCCCGACCCTGCGGGCTCGCTCTGGGGTGGGCCGGGGCTGCGACCAGAGGGCAGACCTCTGACCTATAGACATAGTCTATCACACTTTGTCCTAGTTTGTCCACTATGGGTGGAACCTGTCCAGCGGGGCGCCGCTCGCTAGGGCCTACGCCCCGCCGGACAGGAGTTCTCAGGCCGCGATCCGCTTGGTCGAGCGCGACATGTGGTCCGGGCACAGCGCGTACAGGTAGCCAGCCGTGAACCGCTTGTGCGGGACCTTCATCTCCATCAGGTCCTTGCGCGGCTTGCTGTTCGGCCCGCACTTGGAGCAGTACGACTTGTTCAGCAGCCGGTACCAGACGTTGAACTCCATCGCCGGGCGCAGGTCCAGCGTGCCGCTCGTGTCGATGGTGAGCAGGGAAATCGTGGTGTCGCTCATGGGATTGAGCCTCTCCGACCAGGGGACCTGGCCTTGTTGATGATGATGAGCCTGGGACGGCACACCCCAAGCCCCGCCGGGCATCCCAACCCGACGGAGCAAGGGCTATGACGGCGCACTGGGGTCTAGCGTCTCGTCACCGCACGCACAACGCTCGCCCCCCAGCGGCGCAGCGTTGCGCGAACCGACCACCCGTCATCCCAACGGGAAGCCGGTCGATTGTCGAACTTCATCAGTCGTCGTCCTCCGACAGGGTGTCCCAGCACGACGGGTGGGTGCCGCTGATCAGCAGTTCCCGCTCCGCTGCGTTGAGGTTCGGAAATGCCACCTGAACCAGGGCACCCCGCTGCCATGCGAGCAGTGCAGCGGCGTCCAGGTTGACCACCGTCGCCCGCCCGCAGACACAGCACTGGGGAGTCCGGTGTGCGACCGTCGCTGGCATCTCACCGGTTGGCACCGCGTCCCCAGACCTGCGCCAGCGGAACCTCCGGCTCCGCAACCTTGACCGGCTCGACCTTCGGTGCCGGTGGCCTCGGTGTCGGCTCGCCCACCTTGGTCAGCGCCGTCCACGCCGGGAAGGCGATGCTCACGTTCGGGCTGGCCCCGGCATTCGGGTCCGCCTTGTACGCCTCGGCGATCTCCTCGCGGTCGTGCTGGAACCGTCGCTCCGGCTTCGGTGTCCTGTCACTCATGGTTGCTCCGTTCCGTTTCAGATTCTGAAAGCACCGCTTCGATGCGGTCCTGGTACTCGCCCCACTCGTTGCCGTTCGGGTAGTCGTTGGCGAGCATGTCGCGCAGCAGCGCCTCGACCTCCTCGTTCACGACGTCTCCTTGACCGTGACCACCGTGGTGCGCAGGTGCTCGACGGAGGCGTCGGAGTCCCCCTTCATCACGCGCGTCCAGTGCCGGTTGAACATCCGCTGAGCATCCCGTGCCAGCGCCTGCTCCCCCGTGGTGTAGCCGCAGGTGCAGGTGCACACCGTGCCGACGTGGTCCGTGGCCTCGACCTCGACGTACATCACCGGACCACCGCCCCGACCTCAGCGCGCACCGGCTTGTCCCCGAACGCGGGGTGCGCGGAGTACATGACCACTGCGATGAGCGACCCGCTCTCGTTGCGGACCTCGACGCCGACCGGCCCGTACATGGCGACCGCCTCCTGCCCGCTGAAGTACGCGCCGTACCGGTGGAACATCGACTTGCTGATGAACTCCACCGACACGCCAGCAGCCAGCGCTGCGCGCAGCCCGGCCTTGGTGATCCGCTTCGGTGTGGTCGGACCGCCGACCTCGACCATGTGGTTGAAGACCTTGGTCATCGACGCCGCCGTGAGAACGGCGGGGATGTACGTGGTGTCCTGCATCTCCGTGGTCACGCGACCTGGTTCCCTTCAGATTCTGAAATCGACAGGCTGTCGATGATCCCGTCCTTGTCGAAGTGCGCCGACAACTGCGCCCGCTCACGCAGCCGCTCGGTCTCCGCGCGGAACGCCTTCTCCGCCTTGAACTTGGCGCGCTCGATGAGGTAGTCGGCACAGAACCGCATGTGCTCCAACACCTGCTCGTCGGTCATCAGCAGGGACCGGTTGCTCTGGCCGGTGCCGTAGGTCTCGATCCAGTTGGCCTCGATGAACCCGTGCTGCGGCTTGGCTTCCCAGATGGCTTCGGGGTGGTCGGGTGACCAGTCGCCCGACGTGCGGGCTGAGCGCCACACTTCGGCGGTCGGTTGCCGCTTCGCTTCGGTGTCTGACATTGCGTTCCTCTCAGGATGATCGGCTTCAGAATCTGAAACCGGGGATTGACTGACAACAGCGTTCGGGGCACCGGTCGCATCCCAACGACCGATGCCCCGCTGCGCCGTGTTCAGGCAGAGGGGGTCCCGTTGAACGGGCGTAAACCGGCGAGCCATCGTGAGAGTAGGGCCATCACTCAGCCACTCCGTGCAGGGCGAGGGCGAACCCGAGCACCCGCATCGCTGAGTCCACCCCCTCGTACTTGAGGGCGATCCTGGCCCACCCGATCCAGGCGACCTCCGCCTCCGGTGTCATCACCGCTGCCCCCACTTGACGACGAGGGCCTCGGCCACCTTGACGGCGGTCTCCAACTGCTCGCGCACCGTCGGTGGCCTAGGCACGGTGCGCTCCCCGACGTGGCCGCAGAGCAGGCCAGTACAGGGTGTACCAGCCGGTCGCTGCTGCGCTGACCAGGGCACCCAGGATGAGCGCGTCCCGTCGGGTCCCGGGCGTGGCGAGGAACAGCCACACCTGCTGGACGATGACGATGAGCCCGTCGATGACCCTCACCGGAACGCCTCGATCATGCCCTGCGCGAGAGCCACGTCCAGGCCGAGGACGATCATCGCGAACGGCGGGGCCAGGGTGAGCGCCAGAGTCCAGCGACCCCACCGGGGCAGGCGCTTCACGCTGACCGCCGGGCGTTGCGTCGGCGTCGTGCGGCACGGCGTTGCGCTGACTGCCGGGCCACCCGTGCGGCCCGACGGTGCACCGGGTCCCGTCCGCTGAACAGCCGGGCCAGCGGCACGGTGAGCAGCAGGCCCACCGTCCACACTCCGAGGATGAGCAGGTCCGGGTTCATCGTGGCCTGCTTTCAGATTCTGAAACGGTCGGCAGCAGGGTGTCCACGCAGACCAGACCGGCCAGTGCTGCGCTGACCTCGACCGGCGGGACGTCCCCGCCGACGGACAGCCGGGTCAGCACGGTCAGGGCATCGGCCACCGCTGCGGTGATGACCTCCATGTCGTCGTTGGGGATCGCGACGTGGCAGCACGACAGGTCGTCGTAGTGCCACGAGCGCCCGTCGCAGGGGTTACTCACCGCGAGCCTCGCCGATCATCGGCGCGCTGTCCTTGCACAGACCGTCGCGGATGAACGCGAGGTCCTTGGCCGGGACCTTGGCGTAGGTGTAGTTGGCGCTGGACTCCGCGACGTTGCACGCGAGGGAGTCCATGATCTGCCGGTCGGTGCGACCGTCCGCGTTGGTGCCGATCCAGCACGTGTCGTCCTCCGGGCACCATGACGGCGGGTCCACCCGGTAGTAGGGCAGCAGGTTGGCGAGCAGGTAGGACACGTTTTCGTCGGAGATGTCCTTCATCGTCCACTGGTCGTGGGATGAGGCGCTGACCTCGACGGTCTCCGGGTGACCGAGGGCGTAGCCCGCAACGGTGGCCGCTGCGATGGCTGACCCGGCGGCGAGAGTGCCGACCGCGATCAGCGCGAGGCGCGATGGGATTCGCATGGGGGATGACTCACTTTCAGATTCTGAAACTGCGGGATGAACTGCCCACGGGATGAGGGCAGGTGGGGCGAGGTGGGGCTGTTTGGTGACAGACTCCCACCAACAACTCTATTCTATCCTACTTCGACCATATAGGTCAAATCGGACACGGATCATGGTGTCGCACGGGTTCTC